TCTATTACTGTTGCTGCTACTGGAACTTCTCACAAAGAAAGTTCAATTGGTATACCTTCAAACTTTATACCTATGGGTGTAGCAATTACTGTAACTAGTGCTGCTGCTAACAATGTAAACTTAGTAGACATTGGTACTGACGCAGATACTGATGGTTTTGTAGATGGTATTACAGTAGCTATAAACTCAGCTGGTTTCAAAGGATTCTTTCCTTGTAACGGAGTTTTAGGTATGTCTGGTGGTGCTACAACTGCAGCTACTGAAACAGCTGATGAAGTAGAACTTGTTATTTCAGGAACAGCTGGTGCTGGCGGTGTAATAGCTCTTAAGTTTTTTGGTATTTCATCAGATTCACCAACTTCTTAATAGGAGTAAATTATGGCAGACGCAGTAACTTCAACAACCATTTTAGATGGTGACAAAGACTTTATAGTTCAGCTTACAAACGTGAGTGATAGCACTGGTGAAAGTGCTGTAACTAAAGTAGATGTAAGTGGTCTAACAGCTAGAAAGAGTGATGGAGCTGCATGTACTGGTGTAAAATTAGCTAAAATATTCTACAGTATACAAGGTTTCACTAAGGTGGGATTATTGTGGGATGCATCTTCTGACACTTTATGCATAGAGTTAAGACCAGCAGATGGCATGTTAGATTTTAGCGAGTTTGGTGGATTACAAAATACTTCTGGTAGTGGTAAGTCAGGTGACATAAACTTGACTACAACTGGAGCCAGTAGTGGTGATTCATATATGATTGTACTACATTGTATAAAATCATATAGCTAAGTATGGCAACATCTGGAACTAAAACTTTTTCGCTTAGTATAGCAGATGCTATAGAAGAAGCGTATGAGTTAGCAGGACTAGAAGTTAAGACAGGTTATGACGCAGAAACTGCTAGAAGATCTCTCAATATTATGTTTGCTGATTGGTCAAACAGAGGTGTAAACCTTTGGACTATTGAACAAGTCAGTTTAGATTTAGTATCGGGAACTTCAAGCTACAATTTAAATTCTTATGATTTAGATATAGTTTCTGCTGTCATACGCCAAGTAGACTCTAACGGTACACAAACTGATTTACAAATCACTAATATAGGTAGATCAGAGTATTTAAATATACCGAATAAAGCTTCAACAGGTAGACCAACACAATTTTTTATTGATAGACAAATAACTCCAGTATTAAAAGTTTGGCCAACACCTGATAATTCAGCAACATATAAATTTGTTTCTTACAGAATACAAAGAATAGATGATGCTTCAGCTTCTGCACAAGATCCAGAAGTGCCTTCAAGATTTATACCTTGTATGGCTAGTGGGTTAGCTTATTACATAGCTTTAAAGAAAAACCCAGAAAAAGCTACCATACTAAAAGCTCAGTATGAGCAAGATTTTAAACTAGCATCAGAGGAAGACAGAAACAGAGCTTCTGTGATGTTGACACCTAGTAGGAGTAATTATTAAATGGCTAAGAAAGGTTTATGGGCTAATATACATGCTAAACGCAAACGTATAAAAGCTGGAAGTGGAGAAAAAATGCGTAAAAAAGGTGCTAAAGGTGCACCAACTAAAGCACAGATGGCTGCTGCAAAAAAGGGCAGTAGAAAGAGAAAGAGGAGAGCTTAATATGAACGATGAAGAATTAGCCCTAAGTATAAGCATAATGACTTATGGGTATGCTTCAATTACTGGAATAAAATAATGGCGTATGCAAGTGGCAAGTACGCAAAAGCCATGTGTGATAGATGTGGCTTTGAGTATGAATATACACAACTTAAAAAAGAGTGGAATGGTTTAAAAACTTGTCCCACTTGTTTTGAACCTAAACACCCACAGCTTGAGCCATTACTGAACTTCTTAGAGCCTGAAGCACTCAGAGACCCAAGACCAGACAACGATAAAGAAGTAGGACTAGGCAAGATAGTCACTACATCCGACCCTATAGGGAAAGTGATAAGTGGTTTTCAAGTAAATACTTCTGTCGGCACAGTAGAAGCGGGAGAAGTCGACATTAGTCATACTCAAACTTTAACTTCTTTATCAGCCACCAGTTCGTTAGGGGGCGTGATAATCTCTGGTAATCTGGGGCAGAATATTTCTGTAAGTGGTTTAACATCTACATCTGCACTAGGTACTCTAAGTATAACTTCAACCTTCACTAATTATGCAGTTACAGTAGCTTCTTATGCAGGTGGCAATAGGTTCTATATTGATGGAGTTGTTTACCCAACTCTAAATCTATCTGAAGGAAACACATATAGATTTGACCAATCACATTCAAGTAATGCTAATCACCCATTAAGATTTTCAACTACATCTAATGGTACTCATGGCGGTGGCACAGAATATACAACAGGAGTCACTACTAACGGAACACCTGGAAACGCAGGTGCTTACACACAAATAACTGTAGCTGTAGGAGCACCAACGCTCTACTATTATTGTTCTAACCACTCTGGTATGGGAGGACAGGCTAACACACCTTGATCAGAGCTTTCATGATATACTTTTCGCTATGAGTTTTACTTACGGAACATTAAAGACAGCTATACAAGATTACGCTGAATCTTCAGAAACTAGTCTTGTAAGTAACATACCTAATTTTATAAAATCTGCAGAAGAAAGAATATTGAAATCAGTTCAGTTAGATGTTTTTAGGAAAAATGTAACTGGTACAGCTACTGCAAGTAATACATACTTAGCTAAACCAAGTGATTTTTTATTTTCATTTAGCATAGCAGTATTAGATAGTAGTAATAATTATAATTTTTTAAAATTAAAAGATGTTTCTTTTTTAAGAGATTTTACCCCATCTCCTTCTACAACAGGACTACCAAAATATTATGCCGACTTTGGGGACAGCACATTTATGTTGGCACCCACACCTGATTCAAACTATACATTTGAACTACATTATTTTTACAGACCAGCTTCATTAACTGCAGGTTTAGAAAACGGCACAACATGGCTTTCGGATAATGCTCCTAATGCGTTATTATATGGTAGTTTAGTGGAAGCTGCAGTGTATTTGAAAAATGATAGTGATATAGCAGTTTTTCAATCTAAGTTTAGTGAAGCCATAGGGCTGTTGAAAAACTTAGGGGAAGCCGAAGCAGTAACAGATGAATTTAGATCAGGGAAGGTAGAAAGACAAAGAGTATAGTATGCAATTTACAGGGTTAGAGGGGAAAGAAATAGCGATAGTCGCCATGGGGGAAAGTCAATTAGATTTTCATTTATCACTTATACATAGCAATAAATACGATGAAGTATGGGCTATAAATGCCATGGCAGGCATCATAAAAGAAGTCGATAGGGTATTTATGCTTGATCCAGCATCAAGATTCCTCGATACGGACGATGCAGGGACGCAGACAGGCATAATGAGAAAAGTGCTACCTACCCATCCTGGACCAATTTACACCTGTGAATTAGACGACAGAGTTCCTGGAGCAGTCCTTTATCCTTTGACTGAAGTAGTAGAAGCTACAGATTGTGCATATTTCAATAATACTATTCCTTACGCTATAGCTTTTGCTATATATCAAAAAGTAGCATCAATTAATTTGTTTGGCATTGATTTTACCTATAAACGTAATTTACATTTCGCAGAAGAAGGTAAGGCATGTGTTGAGTTTTGGCTTTCAAAATGTATAAGTTCTGGCATAGATGTAAAAATAGCACCAAGATCAAGTCTGTTAGATACAGACAAACCTATACGTGAAAAACTATATGGCTATCACAGACTTGATGATCCTATAGTAGTTGGTCACTCACAAGGTCAAGGATTTAAAACCATGAAAGTAAGTGAGTATGAAGCTCTACAGAAAGAACTACAACTACAAAAAGTAAAAGAAACAGGAACTATACTAGAAGTTCCAGAAGCTAAGAGGTACTAATGTTTACAGTAGACGTAAAATCAAATTTAGGTAATATTGAAGTGGCTACGGAAAATAACAGAGGGCATTCCGCTGAGTGGTGGGCTAAACAGTGCACTGATAAAATATGTAGTATATCTGATAATGCTACGCCAGAAGTTAGGCAACAAGCGGAGGCTTTTAAGGTAGCTATTTACAACACAATACTTTATCATATAAATGCTGCGATCAACAGTGAAAGATGCACAATGCGTAATTTACTGGAGCAGCAAGGACATAAGGAATTAGCTAAAATATTAACGGAGTTAAAATAATGGCAATTACATCAACATTAACTAGTAGCTTTAAAAAAGAATTACTTGAAGGAGTTCATAATTTTAAAAACTCTGGCGGTGATACTTTTAAATTAGCTTTATACACTAGTTCTGCTACTTTAGGCGCAACCACAACTGCTTTTGTAACCACAGGTCAAGCTTCTGGAACAGGATACAGTACTGGGGGCGGAACTTTAACAAGAGTAGACCCTTCAATAGATGGTACTACAGCTATCACTGACTTTGCTGATTTAACTTTTGGTACAGCAACTATCACTGCAAGAGGTTGTTTAATTTATAACAGCAGTGATTCTAATAAATCAGTTGCAGCTATTGACTTCGGTGGTGACAAAACTTCAACCGCTGGAGATTTTACTATAGTTTTTCCTGCAGCAGCAGCAAGTACAGCTATTATAAGAATAGCGTAGGGGGAGAGCATGGCTCTTGTCCTAAACGATAGGGTAAAAGAAACCACTACCACTACTGGTACAGGCACCATAAATTTAGCTGGAGCTGAAACTGGCTTTGAAACTTTTGTACAAGGAATAGGTAATTCTAATACTACTTACTACGCTATTGTTCATTCAAGTGCAAACGAGTTTGAAGTTGGGCTAGGCACAGTTACTGATGCTTCTCCCGACACATTATCTAGAACTACAATCATAAGTAGCACTAACTCTGACTCTGCAGTAGATTTTTCTGCAGGAACTAAAAACGTATTTTGTACATTACCTGCAAGTAAAGCTGTGGTCGTAGATGGTTCAGGAGATGTTGGTATTGGTGTTTCAAGTCCTTTATCTAAATTTCATATAAGAGATGCTGCCCAAGCTGGTATATCGCACACTTATATTTATGACTCATCTTCTTTGAGCATAGAAGCAACTGAACCTGCTCTCCAACTAATGGCAGAAGACTCTGGTACTCATGGTGGCAGTCTTTTATGGAGATATGGAAACAATGTATTTGCTGCGATAGCGAATCCTACAGATGACACAATTGATTTTACTTATGGCGTAAGCAATGCAAATGATTTTCAAATGCACGCAGGAACTAATTTGTCTAGTTATGAAAAGATACTGTCTATAGGAGCAGATGGTAAACTTATATTTCCTGATAATAATAAAGCTATATTTGGTGCTGGTACAGATTTAGCTATATTTAGTGATGGTACAGATGGAAAGATAGAAACTACAGGAGACCTTAGACTTGATGTTGATGGTCAGCATATATATATTTTTGATGGTGGAGTTCATAAAGGTACGATAGCATTAGATAGTGCTGGTATTGTTCATACCGTAGTGCCTACTAATGAAGATTTTTTTATAAATGGAAATGATGATGGTACAAGTATTACAGCAATTAGAGTTGATATGTCCGATGCTGGTCATCTAATTTGTAAAGGTAATATCACAGCTTTTGGAAACACGTCAGATATAAAATTAAAAGAAAATATTGAAGTCATTCCTGATGCTCTTGATAAAGTAAAACAATTAAAAGGAATTACCTTTAATTATAAAAAAGACGGCAAAGTTAGTACGGGATTGATAGCACAAGATTTAGAAAAAGTATTACCAGAGGCTGTTTATGAATCTTCTGATATAGACAATGATGAAGATAAACACTTAGCTATTCGTTATGGCAATACAGTAGGTCTGTTAGTAGAAGCTATAAAAGAATTAGAAGCTAGAGTAAAAGAACTAGAGGATAAGTAATGGCTTTATCAAGTTCAGGTTCAATATCTTTAGGTCAGATACAAACTGAATATGGTGGTAGCAGTCCTGCATCTATAAACGAATATTACATTGGTAGTTTATTAGGTAATTCAACAACCTCTACCACTTCGCCTCAAGTATCAGGTGCAACTAGTTCTGTATACACTCCAGGGAGTAAATTTGTCGCTGCTTACACTACGTATTATGAATCTAACGGTTGGAAAAACAGTAACATTAGTTTCGGTCAATACAATGTAACTAATACCAGTCAATCAGCAATTTATTCAAAACGTACAGGAGTAGACCATGTAGGTAACGCAGGACAAATACCTTCTTCGGGAGCTATACAATTTAATCATTTTAGAGGCACTAATGCTCCTACCTACACTAACTATACTGTTTATGGTGGATTACATACGAGGGCTCATGGTGGTCTTTATCCAGGAGGAACTTTTACAGTTTGGATAGGAGGTCATTGGGGACCTACTAATCAAGGCGGTATCTTTGGAGGAAGTTGGACAGGTGTGCCTTTTAGTTATATAACTACTGCTGCGATAGGTAGTCCACAAATGCCAGCAACAAACTGGGGTGGTTATACAAATGTTTCGTTAGGTGGTGCTAATGGAGGTTATGGGGTAAAATCACATTATACTTTTCCTAATATTGGTAATGTAACTCAATTTTCTTGGACTTCAAATGGAGCTTACGATAATTTCAGCGGTTTCTGGTCAACAACTATTTACTTTTAATGAATGAAACCAGAAGACCTATATCTTTATTACGGCTCTATAGAAGGTGTAGAGTATGTACACACATATTGGAATATACTAAAGGTTAGTGTTAAAAAAGAAAACAAAACAGAACAACAAATACGGGAAGAACTTATACAAATAATACAAAGCGAAGAGTATCAAGAAATGAACAAACTTGTTAGAAACCCACCACCTATGGACATTGAGGAAATATAATGACTTCAGAACATGATTTAGACGGAGACCATTTTGAAACAATATTTGATTTTGTAGGTGTACAAGGAGCTCCTCAACACACTATAGATAATCAATTTCAACTTTCAGTTTTAGTTGGAAACAAAGGAGATAGGATAGGTCGTAGAAGTTTAAGTGCATTAAACGCTGATTTTATGGACCACCATCCAGAGTCAAATAAATTGATAAAATGCATGCACTGTTGGTTTTATTGTTCTGGAGGGTTTAAAAGTTACACCGATTTAAGAGGTCAAGGTATTACTGTAAATGATTGGAGAGTTTATTTAGATCTTCAACCCCCAACACACCCTGAAATAGTAAATTTAGTAGACGCTTACCCACTACCAGATTTACCAGATGGTATTTCTGATGAACTTTTAGAAGCAACTGAAGAAACTTATGGAAGTCTTTATTGGAAAGACCAAGAAACACCTGAGTGGACAAAATCTATTATGGAATAT